ACCAGCCCGACGCCAGTAGAGGCAAAGAATGTTCTTAATGTAATTCCAGCAGTCTGGAAGGAGAGTTTTGCAATGGCAGCGGCTTGGCCCGCTTTCGCACACTGAACAGTGAAAACCGTCAGAGCATATGCCGAGCGCACAAAACTGGCGATCATCGGAATAAGCGCCTGCAGATTCAACACTTGCAATGCAAGCGTTAAGGGTAGTACAGCAGTGTAAACGCGTAATAAATAGCCAACAAATGGATTGCCTGCAATTTCAAGAAACACTTTTGCGACATTTAATGCGACATTGGCAAGTTGCTGGAAAACTGGAAGAAGTTTTTGTACGTTTTGTCCAATGCCATCAAAAGCAGGACGCAGCCGTTCCAGTTCTTGTGCAATGGCGAATCCTCCTGCTGTTTTTGCTGCAGTGCCAGTAAAGAATGCATTGAGTCCATCAGTAAGTTGTTTAATCCCATTCGTCATCGGAACAACAACGCTATTTAAGAATCCCACTGCAACAGGCTCAAAGCTTTCATAGAAAAGAGCCATTGAATTTTGCATGCGATTCATTACGCCTTGGAAGGTTCTCGCTGCACCTTCAGCACCAGGGCCAAATTCTTTGTTCATTACGATGGTCACATTTTTCAACAATGCAACCATCGCCTCTCCTTTATATGCGCCATCTTCTAGCGCAGCAGAGAAGTCTTGAATAGCCTTAGGGCCTTCAAATCCTGCAGCCTCGGCAAATAGCGCCATGGCGCCAGGCAGTACATCACCTAACTGCCCCTTAAGTTCTTCGCTCATTACTTGTCCTTTGCTTGCCATTTGAGCAAAGGCATAGTTCACTCGATCAACTTTATCTGCACTCATGCCAAAAGTGGCCGCAGCTTTTGTAATGCCGGTGAACAAATCCCTGATTTCGTCTCCGCTAAAACCAGCAGGAGCCATGGAGGCATATAGTTTGGTGAAACCATCACGTGCCGATTGCAAAGGCACGTTGTATTTTTCCATGAGCCCAAGCAGAAGCTCATTAGAGGCTCGCGCTTCTTCTGCCGAAGGCGTCACTGCATTCAAGGTATTTCTAAAGCTTTGTAACTGCCCAACCGCTGCCCCCACTTGCGCCGGAAGATTTTGAATGAAAGCAAGTAATTTATATGCCTGCCCAAATAAAATCACTTGTTTGGTCGCAAAACCAAACTCCTCACCAAGTTCGCGGATAACGCCTGTTCCAGGAAGATTAACTCCTCCAATGGCGCGACCAAAAGCTCCAGCGCCGCCAAAGCCTCCAAATCCACCACCTCCACTAGGAGGCTGCATGCCGCCGCCTGCTCCTCCAGCCATTGCTGGCTGAGGAACAATGGCACCGCCCGCCGCATAGGGCACAATCGCACTGGTAGGACGCGCCCCGCGATAAGCGTAACTGTAAGGCGAAGGAGTGCGACCAGTGCCACCTCCCATCACGTCCATACCACGTAATGCAGAACGCATGCGAGCTTCACGCTCACGGCGAGCCATCATTTCTGCGCGTGTTTCACCGCCAATTGCTCCTGTTGAATAAACACTAGGAGCACGACCAACGCCAGCAGGAAGCAAACCAGCGATGCGGCTAGCACCAAGCAAAGGCTGCTGTGATGCCGCAAGTCCAATGCGAACGCTTCTGATTTGTTGCTTAATAGAATCAACGAAAGCATAAGCAGCGCTTCGCATGATGCGCTGCATTTCATCGCTCAATCCAGTGGGTAAGTATTTTTGTGCGCCAAAAGCAGTACCAGGCAATGCAGAAGGAATAGTTCCAGGGGGTAGCGCTCTTCCAGTGGAAGACGGACCAATCGGGATATTGCGAGGCGGTATTGTTGCAGGAAAATTAACTCCAGGTAATGCGCGGCGCTGAGCAGCTTCAGCCCTAAGGGCAGCAGGATCAATACCTGCCATGCGAAACATGCCGCGAGCAATAGTGTCGAGCACCTTCATGCGTGTCCGCATTAGCCCTTCTACTGCATCAAAGGCTTTGTCCATTGAGGACATCATGCCCTGCTGGAAACCTTCTCCTACATTTTGTCCAATCTTTTTGAATTCACGAGAAGGCGATGCAATCCCAAGAATATTTTTTACCGTCCTAATCAAAGAATCGCCAAGATATTCAGCGGCTGCTCTCAGTTTTTCATCTTCACTTTTAAGGCCATTAAGAAGCCCCTTTACACTATCGCTGCCAACCGCTTCTAACGCTGCCACGGCAGAAGCTTTTGTCCTCGCTACTTCTTTGCTGTATTCAAGAATGCCGGCTCTGGCTGCCGCGCGATAAAGCCTTTCTACGTCTTTGCTGCCAATACCTCCAGATTGCGGGCCTTTTAATAATTGACCAAGCCCAAGCTGTTGATTGATTCCTTGTTGAGTCGCCCCCCTAGATCTGCCTAGTTCATTTAAAGCTTTAGCTAGCTTGGATGCATTCTCAATTTCAGCTTTTAAATTAGTATTGACATTGAGCGTGTAATTTCTGCGTCTGATATTGGCGCCAAGAGCATTCAGCTCATTCTGCACACTGCGTCTATCAAATCTAATTTGCACTGGCAATGGAGTGCCGGCGGCGGCTTGTCCAAGCCCTGCTAATTGCTGTCTAAAAAATGCCAGGTCAAGACTTACCTTAAGCTTCAGTTCGGCGTCTTGAGCTGCCATCTTACTTTCTAATCACAGTCCCTTCATTCTATAATCATTGCTCTTGATTACGCCCAGAAAAAGCTTTTAAATCGTCGGCCAACAAAGCAATAACCCTGCCATCCATCTTCCTGGTCTTCATTAAACGCTGAAGAACAACCAAGCTTGCATCAGTAACGCCAGTATCTTTTTGTAAAGATTTTGTATCAAACGGCAGGAAGTCTTCTGGCTTAACCTTAGATTTGCGTCCGGCCATCATGCCAGCAGCCATAGTGCCTAGCTTCGCAATGGCAACACTCTGCACGTTGTATTTTGCAATGTCATGTTTATCTAAATATTTCAATGCACGCTTAATATCAGACAATGGCTGCCGACCAAATTGGTCAGCATGCCATCGCCTATCATTAAAATCCGATGCGGAAAGCCGGAAGTAGATTTCGTTCCAATTGGTCAGATTCTTAAGCTGGCTACGTGCTCGCGCTTCCAGCATTTCGGCTATTGAGGAGAATTCCTCTTCGTTGCTTTTTTTGCTGATGCTACCTCCTGAGTTTCAGCATTTTGCTCTTCAGCAATAAATTCAACCACTTTTGCAATGGCTTTACGAGGAAGGTTTTTGGTGTCGTCCAGTTCCCAATCAATAAGATCTTGCCATTCCTCGTCAATCAAGCCTTGACCGCGAGAGCGAATAAAGGCAGTTACCATGCGAGCATTAGTGCTCTCTACTGAAGAGCCGCTGGTAATCATGCTCAGCGTTTCTTCCGTGTATTCAGAAAGAAGCTCAGCTTCCGTAATGGAACCCCCACCGCCTTGAAGTAAGCTAAAAGCTTCGTCTAGCGGAATATCCTTAGCCGAGGCAATGCGCTTAGCCAATTGCACAGCCTTAATAGTAGCCTGGCTTTGCAGTTTACTAATTTCTTCCTGTTCAATTGCCTCTGCAACAAGCCAACCACCATATTTCTTCATGCGAATTTCAGGAAGAAGCTCAAAATAGTCTTCAGCTTTAGTCTGCAGAAGGAAGCTGTATTTGCTCATGATCGAGAACGTTTAACAATGCATTGAACACCTTCACTCTTTCGCTGCTAGAGCGAAATTCTTTAGGCACTTCAACCAGCATTGAATGATTTTCGTTGCTTATTCTAATGGTCTCTTCTCGACAAGAAATAAGACATAAGATGCCCACTTCTAGCGCGGCGTCGTCCAGTGCATTGTTAATAGCATGCACGGTTTTATCTTCGCTCCAAAGGTAGTCAATATTCACTTGTTCAATGCAGTACGTATGCGAGATCTTAGCTCCTTGCTGACGCCGCTCTGGCTAAATAAATCGCGCTGCTGAAAAATATCTGTCCATTGACGCGGTTCAATGTTAGTTGATAATCCTTCATGAACATACCAGGCGTATCCTCGTCCTGAACTATTTTTAGCGTCCCAATCCCAGGATGCAGTGATGTCAACGCCACCTTGTTCAATCTTGAAACTATCTCTTCCGCTTCTATATAAATCACCCAAGTCAAAAATATTCCGAGGTTCTGGACCAACAAATTCTCCGCTTTTGCGCCGAGTTTCTCCATCGTAATCCCACTTGTCTTCTAAGAACTGATCACGAAAATAATCATTCACGTCAAAACGAGCCCAAGTTTCAAAAGCTTTCTCTAACTTTTGAACCAAACGCTCTGGGTTGTTAAAGTTTCCTCCAACAATAATTGCGCTCATGATGCGATAAGAGAACGAAGAATAAGATCAGGAATTAAAAATCGGCAACGCTCATAGGCAACATCATCTCCCTGGAAATACCTTGGCGTGGCATCAGGAAAACGTCTAACCATTCTGTCCATCGCGGTAGCGAGCGTATTGCTACTGGGTGTAAATTGCGTTAAAACCACCTCCCATACTTGACTCACTTTTACAGTGCCTCCCAATGGAGAGCCAGGATTAAGGATTGGAAACTCTCTCATTGTTACTTCCAGCCCCTTTACTTTCCATTCATGCGGCACGCTTTGTCTTCCCACTACGTAAACAGCAGGAAGCGTTGAATTATTTGGCAAGGTATAAATGCCAATTAAATTAGGCGATGCGGAAAGTAGCTCAGTAACAACTTCCCGAAGCTGTGTAATGTTCACAATAAAAAGCCTTCCCGTAAAGGAAGGCTAGCAAAGATCTATGGAAAGATGAATCAGCTATTGGGAGCTGAAGGGATGAGCGAGCCAGTGTTCTCAGCATTCTGGTGGATGCCAATGCGACCACGGCTAATCAGATCGAAGGTGCATTCCACGAGGTTATCTGCGGGATAGCTCTCGTTGTAGTTCATCACACGACCCACATAGGCCACTCGATCATAGTAATAAGTGGTACCAGAAGCGCCGAGTTGCTTGTTGATTTCCACGTACACTTCAGCGTTCTTATCGTAACGAGCCGAGCTGATCACTTGGAAAGCTTCATCAAAGCTATTAGGCAGGAAAGTAGTACCGTCAACATCCTTCTGGAAGTAGGAAGTAACGGAAGCAGTGGCTTGGCTGGTAACAATCACGCTATCAGCAAAACCGCCGCCGCCAAGCAGATAGAATTCTTGGTTGCCATCATTGAAGGCAACAGAAGCTGTCGTAGCAGCTTGCAAGGTGTAAAGGGTGGGAGCGCCGCTTACAGTGAAGGTGGCGCCGCTCTGGGTGATCACAGGACGTGCAGTTCCGTTGATCGAGCCAACACGCACAATCACGTCTTGGCTCTTCACCAGCTCAGTGGGATGGTAAAGCATGAGAAGATCCTCAGCAATGGAAAGAAAAATGATTAAGCGTTGTCAACGCTTCCTTTGCCAATTAGTCTAAAAATTCCCCTAATTGGCGTGCCGAGGAACTGCCAATAATGAATAGCAATCTCCTCGTTTGGCAATAGCTCAAAACGTCCTTCTCTTCCATTGATCGTCGCTTGGGCAGAATCACCAGGCGTTACGCCAGAAAGCGTAAGTGGAGAAGTGAGGCGGCCTTCCATATAGACAGCCGTCTCGTCTGCGCCAAGCAAATAATCGTACTGAGGATTGCGTTTTTGTCTTAACGATGCGTAATAAGTGACGCCCGTTGCAACTGCCACGTAATTCCCTGTTTCACTGTCAAGCGCATAGCCTGAAGCCACTGACCATACCAGCGTGGAATTGGCCAGTGGCTCCAGGAAATTGCTCATACAACGAAACCAACAGAAGAAGAAGGAAGAAGATTCAGCATGCGCTTGAACTCTTGACCATATTGAGTGGCATCTAGCCCCTCGCCATAAACCTTGCCTTCAGTGGCACCAATTTGAATGCCCATCTGTGCAAGTTGAATGGCAATGATATGAGCAGCAAGAAACTTGACTGCCCTATCAGTTTGCGCCCCGAATACATCTGCAGAAGCATCGTAAGTAGCCTCAGAGATGGCACCATTCACAATCCCCGATGGATGAGGAGTGAATTCAGGGAACCGTTCAAGGAAATTCGCATAGGTGACGGCCATGATCAGGCTTTCCCAATACGAATGGCTTCTTGACGTTTGCTAATAGCATTACGCACCCTTACGCGGCCTTCAATCTTTTTCCAGCCATTCAACTGATCCGGGTCATGAATGAGTTCAATCATGCGGATAGCTTCCACCATTGGCATTTGAGAAAGCGTTTGCACATCTTGAGGAATGTCTTCCACCATAATCTGCTCACGCACTTCTTCAATAGCTCCAATGTTCATAAGGCGTTTAACTGCCTTATTTTCACGAGCCACTTTCCATTGATGCTCTGGAATATCTTGATTAAGACCGGGCGTGAGTTGAATCATGCCAGTTTGCGTAATAATGCCAAACCCGCCTTCACGGGGCGGGTTTTCAAGTTCGGGACGATAAGCAATGAGCATTGTTCAAAAGAAACAATTGTCCATAGCTTAACGCCCCTCCCTTGATCAACTATCCTCAGGCGGAAGCCTGAACGTAGATAACGCTCTTGGGATAGTACAGAGCCACACCACCCACGCGAGCATGGGCGGGAACAATGAACTCAAGACCACGCTGTTGGGGCGGGAAGAGTTCCAGGGGCTGAGGAATGTGCAGTTGCACCTTCTCGGGGTCGCGCTTGTACACAACCATGCGGTTGGTGTTCAGCACGCTGTTACCAGCATCCAGTTGGTTGATAGGCTCAACGTTGCGGATGTAGGGGTTGGTGCGCAGGAAGTATTCCAGCACGGTCACGTCCGAAGAGTCGGAGTTGCGAGTGGTGGAAACTTTGTTGTAGTCCTCATAAGCCATGAGGATGGTGTCGGGCTGCTCCTTCATCTTGGAGGCGTTGATAATGGCGCTCACGCCATAGTTCAGCAGCTCCAGCATTTCCTGGGCAGTGGTGCCGCTATCGGTGAACCACTTATCAGCAGCAACAACATCCACGGTGGAGTTGTTGAAGAAACCAGACAGGCCAACAGTGCTCTCGCCAAACAGAGCCACTTCTTCAACCTTCTCCTCATAGGCGCGACGCACAGCAGCAGCACGACGCTGCTCCAGAGCGATGTTGGCCATTTGAGCGGCACGCAGTTCCTGTACGGTGTAACCGAAGGAACCACCGAAGGAGCGGATGTTGATGCTCTTCTCAACTTGGCTGATATCGGCACGAGGCAGATCATCAGCAGCATCAGCGATCAGCTTGAACTCACCAGTGGAGTCCATGATGCGATAGGTGAAGG